GGCTTGGACGCACCTGTGGGCAGAGCGCCCATGAAGATGACGCCACCAGCGTTGAGCTGACTATCGTTGGCATTAGCGTCGTCTGTGACAAATTCCTCTGTCAACAGATGGCGCGTTTCAGCGCCGCTCGTGGCGATGGCTGCTTGCGCATCCGAAGCCAGAACGAACTGAATTGTGCCAGCGGAACCGCCGGTGATGATCTCTGTGTCAGTCGTGATGACCAGATACATCGGCTTGCCGTTGCCGAAATCTTGGGGGGTTGCCCCAAGATCAATTACGTCGCCGATCAGATCCGTACCAGCAGTAGCTGCTACGGACTCTGCGTCAGCGAACTCAAGTAGTTCATCGAGGATCATGTGTTTATCCTTTCCTCAGTTTAAGCTCAGACGACCCGCGCTTCGTTGATGGACAGGGCGTCGCACCGACGGATCGGGTAACCACCCCACGCTGTCTGCCACGTGCCACCAACATTCTCAGTGGTGAGCGTGGAGCTCGACACAGCGTTCGACGTCTGGCGGCGCAAGAACGCCAGTGTGTTCTTGTCCATGTACCAGACACAACGGCCCATAGATGCGTTGGGGATCTCGGTGAGAGCCTTGTGCATCAGGTCGTTGAGGTCCGCGCCACTTGTAAGATCCACCGTCAGCAAGGAGCGGTCGATGTTACAGATGCGCACGACGTAGCGCCAGTCGCGTACAGTCAGACCCGCTTTCCACTTGTAGTGGGTACGGTAGATCTGCATGCGGCCAGTGTTGCTGCCACCGGAAGCATCTTCCAGTGTGTCTTCACCAAGGTCACGAACCTGCAGACCCGCGGTGGAGCCTTTGGGTACGATGCCGTGGCACGTCATCGGCGACCAGCAGATGAGCCAGATCGACGCGTTGTCCGAGCCAGTGCCTCCGCCGTCGATGATGTTGTCAGCGTTCTCAGCAGACAGATCGTCAAAGCGAGGGGCGAAGCCCGTGAACTCTTCGGGTGCCGTAGCTTCGTCACCGTAGAAGAGCGTGTCAGCAATCTCTTGGTTCATGCCTTCGATGTGAGGACGATCCTCCTGCAGACGGAACGCTGCGGGGTTACCGGCCATATCGACAAGATCCTTGTCGACTTCAGCATAATCTTCGAGGTTGCCGCACGTGTCAGTCACTTGGACAGCACGCGATTTGGTCGGCTGAACGCCGCCATAGAGCTTACGCCAAGTCGGCGTAGGCAGACCCGACCGGATCGAGCTTTGGTGGCCCGTGGTCAAGTTACCCTCCATCCAAGTCATATCCATGAGGATTTCGTTGGTCTCGTTGAGGATCTCGACCACGTCGGCGATGGAACCGTCGGGGTCGGTAACCTTCGCCAGATCGGCGAGGGTTGGGTTGGTTGTGCCTAAAACAGCCATGAATGGGTATCCTTATTGCTTAGCACGTCAGTCTTTGAACATTGAAGGGTAGAGCCTCTTCATCCTTGCCTCGTCCGTTGCTGACTGCGTAACGCTGTCACCTTGAAGTAGACTTGGATCACCGAGGGCCTTTCCAATGCGGTTAAACGTACGCAGGAGGGCGGGGTGGTTACCGATAGCGAGGCCTGAGGGGTTCTGTTCTGACGGTGATTTCAGTAGGGCTTTGAACTCTGCGTCTCCGAATTTCTCAACAGCTGTGAGCGCTGTCGTTACGTTCGCGTCGTAGTGTTCGCCGCCGAAATCCTTGTCTGTGCGTGCGCTGTCGCGCCAGCCTTGAACCCGATCCTTCCACGCTGTAACGGCTTCCTCTGTAGATGCCTGCGTGCGCTCGGCGTAGTATTCAAGAACACCTTGGAACTGGTCCTGTGTGAACCCTAGATCCTTGGCTTTGCCCTTGAAGGCGCCGAGTAGATCATCAGAGATTTCCAGACCTGCGGCCTTGGCTTCATCACTGAGTTCGAAGGTGTACTCTTCTGGAACACCTTCTGGCTGGACATCGTCGTCACCCGACAGCACGTCATCCGCTGTCGTATCTTTTGCACCATCAACTGGTTGCGTGTCAAGTATGTCTGCACCACCAGCCTTGGCTTCAGCTTTGGGAGGGGCGTTGCCGCTATCAGCTGGCGGTGCAGTAGTGGCAGCTGCAGGGGCTGCCACATCTGGGGAGACGGGTGCGTCTGTAATATCATTCATCGGATCTGTTCTCTTCCATCATTTTTATGAAGGCATCGTGGTGCTGCACCCGGATTTCTGACAGGATGCGCTGGCCAACCGACCGTGCGCCTTCGTTGAACGCGGTCGAGTGTGTGTCACCGGGAACGTGACTTAGGCTGTCGAGGTGGCACATCTGGTATATGACCTCGTGCAGCCAGCGTCGCCCTCTGGGCTGGGCGACAATAAACGCAAGATCCTTCTCGCGGTCTTTCTCCCCGTCGAGTGCAGCCTTGACCTGCATCTCATCGTTGCTGTCACGCACCATCGGCTTGGTGTGGCGCGTGTGGTTGAGCTTAGACATTGTTTACCGCTGTGTTCTGACCACCGCGCAGCAGATCCGTCAGTGCGTTTGGCGTCTGCGTGTCTGTCTCGCTGAGTAGCTTGGCTGCGCCAGCGGTCTGGTTGGCTGCAGCTCCTGCCGTTGCCGCCAGCTCTGCCTGACGCGCTTGCTCTTGCTGCTCTGCGCGCTGGTTGCGGATCTCGTCGCGTGCGCTTTTCTCGCGCAGCACCTTGGGCGAGTTGCCGAGGATGTCCGCGTACTCGCGGAACGCTTCATCCTCATCGATGTTGTCGAGGATGTTGGGGAACACACCGGCCAAGTTGCCGCCGAAGGAGAGCGTGCGCTCTAGCGATGCAGCTGCGACTGCCTCCTGAGCCTGTGCGAGCAGGCTGACGTATTTGATCTTGAGCTCCACACCACGCAGAGCCTCTGGCATCGGTGGCAATTTGCCTGCAGCTGCTGCTGTCATGAACGCGTCCTCGAGCAGCGGGTCCAGAAACTCAGTGTTCAGGCGCTGCAGAACGGGCCCGAGCAGCACAAGTTTCTCCTCGTGCCGCTCGGCCACTTCTGTGGCAGTCATCATGCGGCGATCGCTGTTGATCATCATGGCGAACAGGTCGGCGTAGAAGCCGCGTTGGATGCGCTGCTGCACCTCCTGAATGTCCAGCATCATCTCTTGGATGCGAGGCTGCACTTGGTAGACGGGTGCGAAACCATCGTTGCCGTTCATCGGGTCCACGTAGGTGGTGCCGCCGGGCAGCGTCGTGGTGACACGCCCCTTCAGCGCAGTGGATGCACGCATCGGCGGATTGACCATCTTGTCGATGGCCTGAGCCTTGCGCCGCTGTTCGTGCTGCAGCTGCTTGATGTCGCCGAGCTGCTCCATCGCCGGGCTGTAGCCGTAGACGTCACCGCTCAACACATCCCAGCGCGGGCAGAACACAGGGAAGCGATCGTACCCATCTTCGCGCAGGATGGCGTCGTTGTCTGCGCCGTGCTCGAAGTACAGATCCGCGTATGGCCGGTTCATGCCATCCATGCGGCTCAGGTCGCGCTCCTCTGCGCGTCTGGGCTGGATCATGTGCATGATCGGGACGAGCTCGTCATAGCTCTGGTCGTCCCACAGTTTCTTGAGGGTCTTGCTGCCACGCTCCCAAGCGATGCGCTGCTTGAGCGGATCCCACAGTGTCTGCTCGACGGTCTGGGCCACGGTCATCGTAAAGTCACGGCCAATGGTGTCGACCTGTCCGAACTCGTTCTCGGCGATGACGTACTCGCCAGCTGTGAAGTTGCGATAGTGCAGCAGGCGCTGCGGGTGGTTGCGTCGCAGGATCGGGTGCGTACCGAACGACCCGAGCTCGAAGTAAAGCGTCGCAGCTGAGTTGTAGAAGTTGGTGGCGGAGAGTATGCGTCGAATGGCCTGCTCAGCCATGCCGAGGTACGCCTTCACGCCCTCTTCTTCCATGAGCCCCGGGTCTTCAGTGAGGAACCGGAACCACGGGCGCGCCGGGCTGGTGAGCCCGGACATCATGCCAGCTGAGAGCGTACGCAGTGCCTGACCAGCGGTGTTGTCGATGATCTTGGTGTTGCGTTTCCTGCCCTTGGTACTCTGGCTCTCAGTCAAATACCTGCCGCGTCGTGGCAGCAAGTAGTCGGTGATCTCGATCCACTGGCCGCGCCAGCTGGATCTGTCATCCTCGAGCTTCTTGAAGCGCTTGTATGCAGACCCGCGCACGCCTGTCATCGGTGTGCTCATGAGGTTCTGAACCATCAGCCAAACTCCTTCCAAGTGAGGATGCCGTATCTTGATTGGTTGGTGGTTACTGGCCTGAACGCTAGGACATACTCGTCAAAGACGTCTGC